GAACGTCAGCTTGTGACGGTCGATGCCACGGCTGGTAACTTCACCCTCGGATTTATCGGGACGATCGCAAACCCGATTGCTACACAAACTACGGCTAACATTTCAGAAAGTGCGACGGCTGCTACTGTGCAGACCGAACTCGAAGCACTTGCTGCGATCTTGCCGGGTGACGTGTTGGTATCCGGCGCGGCCGGCGGGCCGTGGACCGTTAGGTTCATCGGCCAGTACGCGAAGCAGAATATCGGACTACTTGTCGGGACCGACGTGGACCTGACTGGCGGTGGCGATACAATCGTGGTGACTACGCCCTTGCCGGGCGGAGTGACCAGCACTCTGACTGTTACCCCGTCATTCCTGACGGCGACGGGTATTCCTGCCGATAACGCGGTCATCACCTTTAGCGGCCACACGGTTGAGGCCAAAATCGGTGATGGGAACCTGACCTACAACGAACAGCGGGAATTGGAATACCGCCTGGATCGTGGCGAGCTTGATACCGTCCGAGAGGGCGACGATCAGCCGATGGAGGTCAGCCTCGACTTCGTGTGGGAATTCTTGACTGCCGGCGACACGGATACGATCCCGACGCTGGAAGATGCGATCAAGCAACGTGGCCTCGCTTCGGCCTGGGTGTCGTCTGACACTGCCGATCCGTGCGCTCCGTATGCTGTTGATATTGAAATCGAACACGACCCCGGATGCGGGGCGGAGCAACGGGAAATCATTTTGCTGCCTGATTTCCGCTGGGAGTCACTGGATCATAATTCCAGCGATGCTCAGATTTCCATGAGCGGCCGTTGTAACTCGAAAGAGGCCGTCATCAGCCGGGCGGATTAACCTATGGCTCAACTTGAGCTTCGTCATGCGACCATCCGGATTTTGGACGGCCACTCGAATACGGGTGCCGTCAATGATGGGGCCATTATGGCCGGAGACACTTCTCTCATTGTCAACATGATCGTCGGGATTATCCCTGACGGTGCGAAGATGACGATTGCGGGTGTCACGCAGGTTTACCGGGTCACTTCCACCGTTGGAAGTCCGAACACGACCACGGTGAACTTCGAGCCGGCCCTGGCAACCGTCGATGGTATTCCGGCCAACATGGCCGCGATCACCTTTGGCGGACGATTCGTCGAGGCTAAGCTCGGCGACGGAAACCTGACCTACAACGAACAGCGGGAATTGGAATACCGTCTGGATCGTGGCGAACTGGACACCGTCCGAGAGGGCGATGACCAGCCGATGGAGGTCAGCCTCGATTTTGTTTGGGAGTTTCTACGAGCCTCGGTGGGTGAGACGCCCACTCTCGAAGATGCCCTCAAGCAGCGAGGCGAGGCGAGCGATTGGGTTTCCAGCGATACCGCTGATCCCTGCGCTCCCTACGCGGTTGATATTGAAATCGAACACGATCCTGGCTGCGGAGCCGAGCAGCGTGAGTTCATCCTTCTGCCGGACTTCCGGTGGGAGTCGCTGGACCACAACGCAAGCGATGCCCAGATTTCGATGTCCGGTCGGTGCAACACCAAGGAAGCGGTTCTCAGCCGCGTCGATTAGTCTGATTTTGAAATCAACGGGGCGGTTGCGCCCGCAACCGCCCCGTCTTTTGTTTTATCTCCATCCGAGGAACTACAATGAAACTGAATGGCAAGAAAGTGCAAGGCTCGAACATCGAGCTTATCGTGATCCCCCGCGGTGGCGACGAACCGGACGTGGTCCTACAGGCCACGGCGGTTCTCGACTACACCCCGTTCAACACGATGTGCCCCGAACCGAAGCCGCCGGGTAAGGTGGTCAAGGGCGGTGCGAAGGAATACAACTTGGAGGACCCCGGCTACAAAGAGGCCGTCGCCCTCTACCACCAGCGGAAAACGTCATGGATGATTTTGCAATCACTCAAGGCCACGCCGGGCTTGGAGTGGGAGACAGTCAAGGAAGGCGAGTTCCGTACCTGGACGAACTATGAGCAGGAACTCAAGGATTCGGGTTTCAGCCACGTCGAAATCCAGCGAATCGTTATTGGCGTTCTCAATGCGAACTGCCTCAACGAGGCGCGTATTGAGGAGGCCCGCGCAAATTTTCTACGCGGGCAACAGGCGCTGTCCGAAAACTCCTCTGGCCCGCCCACCGATCAACCGAGTACGTGATCTGGTGTTCGTGCCAGGAATTTGACATCACCCCACCCAACTTCCCCGATCGACCGGGGAAGTTGTCGTGGGACGATTTGGCAAACGTCCATCAAGCTGCCTTAATTGCGTTCCTGCAAACAAAGCAGCATGAGGAGGCCAAGCAACAGGCCGAAGTGATGAAAGCGATGGTGCCGCGTGCGCCTGCGATGGGCAAGGGCAAAGGTCGCAAAGGACGGAAATGATGCCAAAAATCACCGGCACGTTGGCTCTTATTGAGCTAGACCTCGCAGGAGTCCTGCAAACTTTGGATCGTCAATGCACCGACATCCTTTTGGACGGTGCGAAAGAATGGACCAAGACGGTCGTGGATATTGTCCCCACTTGGTCCGGTATGTCGCAAGCGTCGATTCAGCCGATTGCCGATCTGGTTGGCGTCCCTGTATTCACCAGTCCGGTGAGCGGTGCGCCAGACCGAGCAGCGCTAGGACGGGCAAAAGGCTCGGCTACGCTGACTTTGGGCGATAATGGACAATACGCTTTTGAATGGAAAAGCACGGTATTCCATTTCATTTATAACGAATCGAATGATGCGAACGCGACGGGGTTTTTCAATTTGAGACACCCTGGTCCGTATCAGTCGCAGCGTTTGGCCTCGTCGGCCTTTTTCCGTGTAGTCAATCCTCGGTTACGGCAAATCCAGTTGAACCTGGGTACGCATATCCGAGTGATTCGCAAAATCAAACTAGGGTGACGCATGGCAGAAGAACTTGGCTCAAAACTAGGATTTGACGTAAGCCAAGCTGTCACGGCGCTTAACCTTCTCAAGCGACAGCTTGACTCATATTCGACTTCGTTGGCTGAGTCGGCCGGCGGAGCAACGAAATTCAATGCCTCGCAGTCGAAGGTTGACAAGGCTCTTATTAGTGGAGCCGCAACTGCTGAGCGTGCTGCGAAGGAACTCAAAGAGTTCGGGGTAGCCGAAGGGTCTCTCGGTAAGCAATCCGACAATCTTTCTCAAAAACTTGACAGGTTGATCGACCGCTTCACGAAGCTTTCTGTCATCAGCAGGCAAGGTGCTACCTCGGTTGGAAAGGCCGGTCTGCCAGGCGCTGGTCCTCTTACTGGAGCCTTGGACGCCCGCCAAACGAAAATCAACGCAGACGCGGAATTGCTGCAAACTAAGCAACTCCAAGCAGGCTCGGCCGCTATCGCGGAGAGGATTCGATTCGCTCAGCAGCTTGCTAATGTTGAGAAGCAAGCAAGGGTCGAACGATTCAAGCAGGCAGATACGAGAGTACGAGACGCTTTCCGTCCGCCTCCGGCTCCGCCACTTGGGCCGACTGCCGATAGCTTTGATAAAGATGGGGAGCGGATCGGTAGCAGAATTCAGCGTCTTTCAATTTCTTGGGCCGGACTGGTCAAAATCTTTGCGACGCAACTCGTCTTTAACGGGCTGTCGCAGATTACTAGCCAGTTGACTCAGGCAATTGGTGCCGCAATCAAATTTGAGACGCAACTAGCTCAGATTCAGACGATCAGCCAAGAGTTCAAAGGCAGGGGCCTGGATGCTACGGCTGAGGCGGTTCGGAATCTGTCCGATCAATTTGGCTTGCCGATTGAGGACGTTGCCGCTGGCTTGTACGAGACGTTGTCGAACCAAGTTGGAAACGCGGCAGAGTCCACGTTCTTCTTGGGCGAAGCGTTGCAGTTCAGCCGGGCTTCGGTCACAAGTGCAGCGGATTCAGTTGACTTGCTGTCTGGTGTTATTAACAGCTACGGCTTGACGGCCGCGAGCGCTGGAAACATCAGTGACCAGTTGTTTGTGACGATTGATAAAGGTCGCGTGAAGGGCGAGGACTTGGCCAATACGATTGGTCGAATCTTACCCCTGTCGTCGGCCTTGGGTATAGAGCTTTCGGAAGTCAATACCGCGATGGCGGAGTTGACGATCCAGGGCGTCAGTTCGTCGGACGCGATGACCCAGCTAACTAACGTGATGCTGAAATTGGTCAAGCCGACGGAAGCGTTGCAGGGCGTGTTTGATAAGTTGGGTATCTCGTCGGCTGAGGCTGGCATTGCTGCGTTTGGTTTCGACGGCTTCCTTCGGAAGATCATCGAGACTGGCGGATCGACGACCACCGAAATCGGCAAGTTGTTCAACCAGATTCGCGGTACTCGCGGTGTCATCGGCATCGTGACTCGCGATTCGGCTGCATACGCCGAAACCTTGCGACAGATCGAGGACGCGAGTAAGAACGCGGCAGCGGCAGTTGCGGCTCAAACCGTACTTGAAACGCCGGCCCAACAGTTGACTATCGAGTTGACTAAGCTGCGTAACTTCCTGGTAAATGATTTTGGAAGATCAGCCGTTGAGACGTTCGCGTTTCTGACGCAGAATGTCCTCAGTGCTAAGAACGCTTTTGTTCTGTTGACGGCAGCCGGTTCAGCTTTGGCTATAGCTCTCGGCACCGCCGGGTTGCTGGCCTTAGCTAATCAGGCTGTATCGGGATTGAAGGCTTTGGGATTGCAAGCCAGCCTGACGGCTGGACAAGTGAACTTCCTAACTGCGTCGATTTCCCGTCTGGCCCTCTTGGCTGGAACGGCAATCACGATAGTCATTGCAGTTCAACTAATTAAGCATTTCTCTGACATCAGTGGCATCCTGGATGAGGCTGCTGAGGCTCAGAAGAATTTTGAGAAGCAGACGACGGACGCGGCCAAAGAGGAAATTAAGGCCATCCAGTCAACGGTCGATGCTCGCAAGAAAGCGATCAACGCAGCGTTTAGCGAGTCTGGCAAGTTGTTCGCCGGTTTACGGCAGAACTACTTGAAAGATAAGGAAGCTGCGTTCTCTGCACAGCGGGACATCACTGCTCAACTCGGCGATCAATTGAAGGAACGTCAGGGCCTGATTCAGAAGGCTCTCTCGACCTTTAAGCAGATTCAAACCGACGCTAGTAAGAATGTCGAGCAGATCGGTGAGAATCAGACGCTCCGTGATTTTGACATCAATAGGAATCGCTTCGAGCGTGACTTAAAAGCCGCCGAAGGAAATCCGAACCTGCTGGCAGATGCGTTGTTAGCTCGGTCTAACAAGGTGCTGGACGCCGCCCGGAAAGCCTTCCAAGAGGGCAACACCGAGTTCGGCCAGAAGTTGTTGGACGAGAGCTTTGATTTGGCAAATCGAGTCGCGGACACGCAAGGACAGCGGGCACGCGGCGAGGGCCAGATCAATCGCTTGCTGCAAGAGCAGAAGTCGATCAACGACGAATTGATCCGTCAGGAACAGTCAAAGGCAGCCCAGGCGAAGGCCGCAGAAGATGCGACTCGCAAGACGCTGCTCAAGACTTCGTCGCAGATTGACGAAATCCAGTCTATCAATGAGACACTCCTCAAAGAGCGGCCGGATGATCCGACTGAGTTGCTGGCGCGTCGGCAGGAACTGATTGCGTCGGTAGAAACCCAACTGAAAGCGCTCAGCCCTGGCAACCTGTCAGCGCTGCGTGATCTGCGTGGGGTATTCGATGATTTGAAGGCCGGGTTCCAAGACCCGATCACTGGTACTATCAATTCTCTGCAAAATGCGTTTGCTAATGCGTCAACCAATCTGGTTGCAACAATGAACCGTAGCTTTGCTGCGGCACCCATTGATGTCAAAATCAGGTTCACTGCTCTCACTGGAGAACAGTTGAGCAGTGCCACGGTTGGCCAAGCTGGAGACGCGGAGGCAGCCCTGCGGAAGCAGTTGCTTGCGGAGAATGAAAATACGAAAGCAATCGCCCTGACCCGCAAGGAAGTCACTGATTCGGCTACGGCGTTCGATCGGTACATCAGCACCTTGATAAGGGGCGCTGGCGAAATCACTGGTTTCGGCACTCAACTGGACACGATCAAGAGTCATTCTGATCCGGCCAGGGAATCCTTCCAGCGATTCATTGCTACCGTTCGAGAGTT